GCTGGTTTCCCGCACGGTTTCAACGGTTTAGCCTGCCCGCTTGACGGCGCATTGCCTGCTTACTGCCTGTTTTCCTGTTTGCCATGATTGAATAGGTCAACGGGGCCTTCCGGCATTGCGCCGTCGAGCTTCACGTAGTAGGCGATGGTGGTTTGCACGTTCGCGTGTGCGAGCCACGCCGCCGCCGCCCTCGCCCCGTAGGTGTCAAATACGATGCTGCCTACGGATTTGCGGATGCCGTGGATTGACAGGTCTGACTGGTTGAGCTTGTTGAGGAGGAGGCGACACTCTCGGTACATGGTTGCTTGCGCGCGGTCGAACAGGCGTATGCCGGGGGCCGGGTGTGGGGTGTTGCTGGCTTTGGCGCGTAGTCTGTCGGCCTGCCATTCGGGCAGGGTCTTGTCCGGGTACATGCGGCGGGTCTTGCGGGACTCGACACCGCGCACGGTGCCCGTGTCGAGGTCGATGTTCCCCCACGTGAGAGAGAACAGTTCCCCTGCGCGCAGGCCGAGGTGGGTTTGGAGGATGAGGGCGTCTACTGCGTCCCGTTCTGGGGTGCGTTTCGCGTCGTACTGTTCGAGCGCGGTTATGAGGGCACGCATTTCGGTGGGCGTGAGGATGCGGTCGCTGTCCAGTCGCGCGCGCACGGGGTTGACGATGGGTGTCTCAGTGGGGCGCGTGGAGTGGAACGAGGACAGGTTAACGGCGTCGGATGCCAGTCTGAGGGCGACGCCTAGCGCGGCCCGTAGGCTGGTTCTCGCCCGCCCGCTCCCGTGCCTGGCGGCGTACCCGTCGTAGAGTGCGGTGAGTGCTGACACGGTGATAGCTTCCCCGAGGGGGAGGTGCCACCAGTGCGGGTTTTCGTGTTGACTGTCGGCTATGGCGGTCTCATAGTTGCGCCTGGTGGCTGGCGCGAGGGCTTGGTGGCGTTGTGACTGCGCGTATGTGTCCCAGACTTCCATTGGGGTGCTTTGTGGGGTGATGGCACCGGACGCGCGTTTGGCGTCGTCAATGTACTGTTTGGCTTGTTCCTCGCATTGTCGGACGGCTTGCCGTTTGCTGGTTGCGATGGTGCGGATGCGTTTGGGGGTGTCGCCTCGTTGTCCGATGAGGACGCTTGCTCGCCAATGTGTGCCGTCCGGGTTAACGGTCCACGCCTTGCCTTGCTTAGAGACTTTGGTGGTGGTGATGTTGCCCAGTTCTCCTGGTTGGAGTGCACGCCTTGCCATGACTGTGAACCTTCCTGTGCGCGGGGTGGATGGTGGCAGTACTGTAGAACGCGTTGCCTGTTTTAGGGTAGCAAAAAGCGGCCCCCTCGCAGGAGAGAACCGTTACTCTCGCCACCCCCCGTGTGGGGCGGGTTGAGTACTGGTCTCCCTTACGAGAGGGCCGCGTGTTGGTGTAGCCTAATCGGCTGCAAGGTACTTGAACGTGGTGCCACACTCAGCCGAGCAGACGAGAGAACGCCACAGATCGTCGCTTTCCCTGTGGGTGCCGTAGGACGTGGCCCACGGATACTTCTGTTCGTCAGTTCGCAGATATCTGCGTCCATTTGATGCGACGATAATCGTCCCCTCGTAGCAGTCAGCAAGGGCGTCCGCCGACCGTAGCTCCCGATACGTGCCGGGGCGGGTGATGGACTCAAGGCGCAGGACAGGCTTAGGGTTGGCCATGTCCCGCAGGGTTTCCAGCCGCGCCTTGACCTCATTGCATCGCTTGATGGCCTTGGTAATGTCGTCAATATCTGTCATGTCTCCTCCTGTGCGGGTTAGTTGCGTTCTGTGTCGGGCATGTATGTGATGCGAGGCATAGCGTCGGGGTCGTCCTGAGGCTGGTAGGCGACGCATGCGACCATTTCGTCCCAAAAATCTTCAAACGTCGTGGCCACTTCTCCGCCCGAATATGGGTAAACCATGTTGCCCGGCGCGACCTGTAGCTCAGTCCAGCACATGTTGATGCGTGTCCCAATGGGGAGGTATCTGAGGTCGAGGGGGTTGCTGACGGTCATTGCCTTCCCGCCGTCGTCTCGCGGGAGGGGGATGGTGATGCTGTTGCTGTACCTGGCCTCGCGCAGGAGTTTCTGGTGCAGTTTGATGATACTGTTCAGATGTCGGGCTTGTTGCTGTAGGTTCACAGTTTCAGCGCTCCCCTCGGGACTAGGAGAAAGTCTCCGTCGAGGGGGCCATCTGCGTAGCCACCGAGAATACGCTCCCACATTTCCTCGTGGGTGATTTTCTCGTATGCGCCTCGCCACCACTTCCAGTGCTTCACGTAGAGGCCGTCTGGCGTGGTGAGCGCGGTGTCGTTGGGCAGGTCCGCCAGGTCGTCGCTCCTGGCTATCGTCAGGTGGCCGTCTCCCATCGTGGGGACGGGGACGGGGGCAAAACAGTCCTGGTGGGCCACAAGCAGGGCGCGCCGCGCTTCCTGAATGGTCTCGTATGCTGCTTTGGCTGTTGCGCGCGCGGCGCTCTCGTCGCTCTCAGCACTGGTTTCCGTGATGTGCGATTCCAAGGTTTCTCCTCCGCTCACTTGCCCTCGTGGATAATCTCGCACTCGCCTACATGGTCAAGCATGAAACGGAACATCCTGTCGTGCGAGTGTTTGCATCCGAGGAAGTCCGTCCACGGGCCGTGCGAGTAGCCTGTCCGCATGTATTCGATGTCGCCCACGCTGATTACGGTCCCGAGGGGTAGGCGTTTAAGGTCGGCGGGTGTTGTGAGGATGTGGGTCACGCCCTCTCCTGCGGGCGCTGTGATTGATTCCGTGTTGTTGTCGAGGATGCGACTGGTTTCCCTTTCGACTTGTTCGACCAGTTTTTGTGCCTCGCATAGTGCGTCGTACGCGTTGTTGTGGAGGTTGAGGGTTTCAATTAGGGTTTACATTCTTTTTCCTTCCCGTTACTTGATGCCGATGTGCAGGATGTGGACGGGCAGTCCTTCCTCCTGCCAGTAGGTGAGGTAGTGCCAGAACTGGTCTGTTGTGAGCACTCGCCCATCCACGTGTGCCCATCCCGTTTCAATGCGCATGTATTCCCATACGTTCATGAGGATGATGGTGCCGAGCGGCAGTGCGCCGAGTTCAACCGGGTCATAGATCGCCTCGCATGGGGGTTGCGGGTCTTGCTCACGGTATGGGGTTATGTGGATCATTTGTTCTCCCTTGTGTTTATGCTGCGCCGACGTGGAGGAGGCTAATCGCACAGCCGATATGTTGACGCGCCCCAAGCATCGCCCAAAAATCGTCGTCAGTGAATACGGTTCCCGAGACGCCTACCCACCCCCTGTGCTGGGCGAGCCGCATGTATTCCCAGCCGTTCGTGACAATGATCGTGCCGGGCATAAGAGCCGCAAGATGGTTAGGGCCGCGCAGTTCTGTAATGCGATGACTGCGGGTGCAGTCAAAGTGGGGGTCGAGGGGGATCGTGTCGGTCACCTATACACCTCGCCGTTGTAGAGGAGCACTGCATCGCGAGGGCCGACTGCGCGGATGCTCTGCGCGAAGTCTAGCTGACTGAGGCTCCCGCACTCAGTTGACCACCTGTCAGTATCTTCCTTGAACCATGTGGTGCCGTTGAGGAGGATAATCGCGCCGTATGCCAGGGATGACAGGTCCAGCTTTACTTCCGCGCCAAGGGCGGTGAGTTCGACCAGCGTTTCCGCTGGCTCGCCCGCATCAATGTTGTCGAACAGGTTTTCGATATGTTCGAGCAGGGTTTCTTTCGTAATGTCCATTTCGATTGTCTTTCTGGCTGTTTTACAGGGGGTCCAGCCCGTACGACAGGAGGGTGATCATGTCGCCAAACTCAGTCGCGCTGAGGATCGCGGCAAACATGTCCTCCCCGGACAGGTATCGCCCGTCGTGTCGCATCCACCGTTGCGTGCGGGCGGCGGATGACTGGACGTACACGGCCCCACCAGCAGCGCCTGACTGGCTAATGTGGATTGACGTGCCGGGCGGGAGAAGCCACAGGCTGCGTTCCCCGGTGATCGGCTCGCCAAGGCCGGGTATGGTGATGTTGATCATGCCTTCCGGGGGGTTTGCGGCGTCGCGCAGTGCCTTGCGGGCTGCGTCGATATTGTTGAGCACTTTTTCGCACGCGGCTGCTTGTAGGGTGTCTTTGTTCACGCTGCCCCCTTGTTACGCGTCGGGCTGGTAGGCAATGCGGAACTGTTCGCCGTCTGCCGCGCGCTCGAACAGGCGGTCGAGGAATCTTTCGAGGCTGTAGCCGTCCCACTCGCTGCGAGCACGGTCGGACGACACCCAATAGATGCTGCCGTGGGGGACGCGCAAGTAGACGTGCTGCCCGTCCCCGGCGATGACAGTCCCGAACGGGAGAAGCAGGTCAGAGCTGTTGTTCACTACAAGATCGGCCCTTCCGGGCAGGTTACGGATAGTGAGCAGCCCGCCGCCCTTGAGGGTTTCGATGCTGGTTTTGAGCGTGCTGATTCGCGTCTGGTAGGTTTCGACGGTTGCCATGAGTGTCCATCCTTCCTTTTAGAGGTCCGCGCCCGAACAGTCGCCCGTGTGGGCGTAGTGCAGGTCGTCCGCGTTTTCGAGGGCGAGGAGATACAGCTCCTCGCTTGTTGCTTGCAGCCCGCCCATAAAACACTGCCACTGCCGCAAGTGTTGGCGGCGGGTGTTGAGGGCCATCCATTCGTCGCCGTCAATCACGACTACGGCCCCGGATATGCAGCCGTCCAGCCCGCTCGGGCCGGTGATAATCAGGTCGTTAAGGCCGTTGACGCCCTCAAATGTGAGCTCGCCGTGGTCGGGGTCGTTGAGCAGTTCTGTGAGGAGGTTTCGAGCCTCGCTGATTGCGTTCATGTAGCTGTTGTTAGTCATTTTTTAGTCTCACTTTCTGGCTAGTAGGAGGGTCGGTGGGTGTTGTAGACGACGTAGCTTGTGTGCTGGTTCCTCATGAGGTATTCCCGCATCTCCTCATCCATTGCCCAATTCCCCATTGCGTCGATCCACCCCTCGGGGACGCGCATGTGCTCCATGTCGTCTACGACGACAACCGTCCCGTAAGCGACGGACAGGGGCGTGTCGCTGGTGAATATGATGGGGCGGCAGATGGTGGGCGGGTCTGCATCGATTGTGTACGCGCGCGGGCGTGTCGTGTTCACTACTGTGTTCCTTCCGATAGGTTAGGGGCGCGCCCAGGGTGTGCCCGTTAAGGCTCCTAGACGCGCCCCTAACGCCCAAACAGGGCTTACAGGTAGTCGGGTGCGGGCTTGCCGCTGGGAGCGCCCACACGGGCCTCCTCAAGGATTTCTTGCAGGGCTTGCGCCCCCACCTTGTAGACGCCCGCCTTCACAACGCCCACCGTGTGCTCGCGCAGACGCTCAACCGGCTTACCGTTGGCAACGGCTGCGTCGAGGAGGGCGAGGGTCTGCGGGTGCTTGCACTTGATTTCCCACGTGTCGTTCATGACGTCGCGGACCATCGTCGTGCCCATCTGCTTGTTGTTGACGATGAATGTGTGCTCGCCTTCCATGATGGCCTCTAGCGCTACTCCAAGGCTGTTCTGCTGTTCGCTCACGCAACCACCTCCCATTCGCGCATGCCCTCGCGGTGGACGATAACGCCACCCTGGTCGGTGTTTCCGATGAGGTCTCCGATGTTGACCGCGTTGTCGCGGTGCCCGAACACGATTCGGGGCACAACACCTCCGGCAGTAACCTGGTTAACGACGTCCCCGCCGTGCTTGTTTGCCAGGAGGATGATGTTGTTTGCGGTGACGCGTTCGATCACAGTCCCACCCCCGTGATGTGGGTGAATGTGAGGTATGCGCCGGGGTAACCGATGAGGGTCCAGCAGGTGAGGCTGAACAGGCTGTTAAGCCACCCCTCGTCGCCCCAGCAGATGATTTCCGCGATGATGTTGGCGGTTGTCACTCCCACAATGATGAGGGTGACGCCGATTCCGAGTAGCATCCATGCCATGTGTTTGTTTTCCTTCCAGTTGAACTAATCTGTGTGTGTTGCGCGCCGGTTCCGCCAGAAAGCCGCGCGCAACGAGGGCTATTCACCCATGTGGATGAGGTTAAAGTCCGTCCGTTCCAAGTCGGCATCCCAGCCGAGGCGAACATGAGATGCGACATCCGCGTCCGTGTACACTGCGTTAGGCTCCCTCATGGCAACCCAACTGTCGTATGCGAGTTTGAAAAACTCGCCCGTCATGTAGCTGTCGATGAGCGTGCCGGGCGGGAGGGCAGGCAGCTCTACCGCGATAGGGATGCCTACGGCGTTGATGGTGACCGAGTTTTCCGCCGTTTTTGGCGCGTTCGCCTGATCGCATAGGCGGCTAATGAAGTCCACGGCCTCGTCGTGGGTGATTGGCTTTGTCATCATGCCCCCTCGTTAGCCCCAGTGGACAACCGTGGGCAGGGCCGTGTAATCGCGCACTTTCTCGGCAAACTCTTCGTCGGTATACCATTCGCCTGAATAGGACATCCAGTCGCCCTCATGAGCAAGCCGACTGTGGAAATACTCGGCGTAGTCCAGGAGGATGAGGGCGCCTGACTGTAGGTCAGCGACGTCCACGGTTTCCGTTTTCTCATCTTCGGTAAGTGCCAGGATTCTGGTGTCAGTGGCAGCCGTTTCGGACTCCGAGGAGACTTCCCCATCTGTAGGGGCGGCGTCCAGGGCGTTCAGGATCGCGGTCACAAGCTGGTTGACGATCTCGTTGAGTCGTTCGCGGGTAATAGTTTCGGGCATTGTGTTTTCCTCTCGCGCAGGGGCGTCTAGCCTTTGTGAATAATGCGGGGGGTGTCAGGGGCTTCGCGCATCTCCGCCGCGAACTCCTCGTTGCTGAGCTGCCTGCCGTTGTAGCGAATCCACGGTTTGTTGCTAAATCCCGTGCTGCAGCAGAAGATTTCAAACGGGCCATCCGCGATAAGCGTACCCGAGTCAATCTCTAGGGCATCCATTATGCATTCCTCGCCGTCAGTGTCGATTGCCTTGAAGTTGGTGCCGGTCAGTTCCGGCTCACTCGTCTCCTTATCTGCGGCATTGGCTCCGAGGGATTCCATGATCTTGTTTACGAACTGTTCGATAACATCGTTGAGCTGTTCGCGGGTGAATGATGCAGTTCCCATGTTCGTGTTTTTCCTTTCATTTCTGGGACTGTTTGTGACGCTCAATCCTTGCTTCAACGTTTGAGGTATTGCGCATGGCTTGCGCAAAGTGCTACACTCAACCCTGTTACAACAAGGCACTGACATGCCACCCTGGTTTGTCTGTTTTCTCTGTTGAACGTTCTGTGTAGGGGGAGCCCGCACCAGATCACCCCCGCTACAAGCGCATCTGGCTTGTTCGCCCCGCCAGGCGACTTGCTGGACGGTTTCTCACACTCGCCGCAAAGCGCTGAGGGGGTTGGTCCGGGGCGGGCTTCCCTGTATCTATCGGTTATGCGGTGGTGCGGCGATTCGCCGCCATCCAATCAGTGAGCGCGTCGTGCGGGTAGCGGACCACGCTTCCGACTTTCACAAACTCGGGCCCGTCCCCGGTGAACCGCCACTCTCCTAACGTGCGAGCGGACACGCCTAGCATGGACGCGACCTCGGCGGGCGTGTGCATGAGCTTGGGTTTTTCGGCGGCTTCCGCCCATGCGAGGAACATGTCGGCGGCGTCTGCGAGCTGGTCGCCCTGTGAGGCTTTGACGTTGACGAGGCTCCCGTTGGGGGCGCGGATTTTCCCGCCGATGCTGACTTGTGCGCCTGTGCGGCGGGCCTCGTCAATCACGGCTGCAAGGATCAAGTTCGCGGCGGCGGGGTCAGTCGTGTGTGCGGTGACTGTGTAGGGGCTGGACTCCTGTGTCATGTTTGATGCTGCTTTCATTGACGTTCAGTGTGTGGCGTTGCCGGTAAGGTCTGTCTGGCAACGTAAAAAATTGTAGCGATCGAACATGTGTTCTACCACTTGACCAGGCGTTAAGCTGCGCACTCTCGTGGCTCCAAACGCGCCCAACCACGATGGACACCCTCGGGCGTCACAGCCTCCACAACACCTGTCGGCTCAGACAGGATGCCTGTCGGGTACCGTCTGGTAATTTTGTGACAGTCGTCAGTCCTCCACCGCGCGCCTTCCACGAGGACCACGCGCCCCTGTTGCATCTCTGCCAGGAAATATGCGGGCCTATCAGGCATAATGCTCCAGCCCACCCATAGGCCAGCCGCTAAGGCGACTAGCGTCATGAGCCATGCGACCGTGCGCACGCTCAGCTGTCCATTGGAACCCGTCATTTGGGTCGCCCTTCCTTTTGGTTACGACAAGGCCCCCACGCCCGCGTCAGGCAGGGCAGGGGCCTCAAGGTTGATTGTTCTGTGTGCCGCGTGGCTTGGTGAGGTGAGCGCACCCGCCAGGGTGGAAACCAGGGAGGGAGAGAGAGGTAGAGAACCCCCCTAGCCGTCACCCCGGCGAGAATGCTCACCCCACCAAACCATGCGTGGGATGGTTAGGCTGCAGGCAGTAGCGCGTACTGTGGCTCGCATGCCTTGTTTTGCCAGAGGATGTCGAGCGTCAGCCCCCAGTCGCCGTCAGGGGCGCTGCGCAGGTGGTCGCGCCAGTTGGGGCGCGTCATGTCGGGCAGTTCGTGCGCCGTTGCCGGGTCGCGTCGGTTCAGCCACATGAGCGCCCCTAGCCGCGTCTCCACAGGCACAGGCCATTCGCGCGACAGTTCCCACTTGCCGGATACTCGCATCTCGCGGGCCAACGCCAGGGGCTTGTCGGCATGCAGCAGCATGCGCACGCCCATGCACCACGTGCTCCGTGGTTCATCGCCTCGCGTGCGGACCAGGCGCATCGTGTGCCACCTGTGATGCTTAGTGGGGGCATCGTAGATGACGCTCCACCCCGCAGCCTTAGCCGCACTACTCAGCATGTCGTTGTAGTGTCGTTCCCAATCTTCCATGACGCGCACGGCTACCGCCGCAACGTCACTTTCGTCGTACCACACCATTGTTCACACCGTCTTTCAGTCTTGTAGGTTGTCAGGCCGCTTGTTCGTCTAGCCTGTACGCGCACGCCGACACCACCGTCAGCATGCTCGCAATGTCGTTGATTCGAGCGGCCAGGATGCGCGCGTCAGGGTCGTCAACCGTCCCCACGCCCGACTCTCTGACCAGTTCTGTGAGCCAGTCGCCCATGCGGGGCGCTGCCACTGCCATTTCCCCGAGGGGTGTTCTCGTGTGCCCCACGCGCCCCTCCTCAGTCCTCGTCCGCCATTGCTAGACGCCAGTGTTCATCCGCTGCAATGTCGGCGTAGATGAAAACGGAACTGAGACTGCTAATAGCCTCGTCTAGCTTGGCGAGGAGGCGCGACTCGGCGTCAGTCGTCATCTTGCCTACCGCCATTTGCTCCCGCAGCTTTTCCTGCGCGATAGAGAGATTGGCGTGCATGATGCGGGACGTGTCAGCGACGCACGTAAGCCAGTCCGCGTATCCCATCCCGCTCACTCCTCATCCGCGTCGGGGTCGAGCTTGGTCGCAAAGTTCTCAAGCGAGGCTGCAAGATGTCGCATCGCCCCGAGCGCGGCGCGCGCGTGTACGCGGACCATGCTCGCCTCGGGCGAGTCTCCTAGCCAGTCGCCGTCCGCGTCGTGACTGTCCCGCACGCCCGCCCTAAGCAGGTGAGCGTTAAGACAGTCCGCCCAATAGGCGACAAATGCGTTGGTTTTCCATAGCTCACGCACCAGGGTATCGTTATCCATCATTCGTCCCATCTGTCTTGTTAATCGTTCCGTGTCACGCGGCGAGGCCCCACAGGCCCCCGTCACACACTGCCAACGCCAACACGCGGCGGGCGGCAGTCTTGAAGCCCTCACGCGTCACAGGCACGCCCTCAAGGGGCGTCCAACGCCCCGGCGCATCCGGGTCAGGGCTAGTCATCCAGTCTGCAGCGTCGGCCCACACGCCGTCTCGCATGGGGATACAGGGATGGTAGGGGGCGGGGGGAATCCAGTTGTCATGCGCACTCATCGTCAACCACCTTGCGCAGCTCGCCTGCGGTAACCAGGTCGCACAGCCAACGCCAGCACTTGTACTTGTAGTCACTGGCCTGCGCCCAAAGGGCCATGTGGGGGGAGATTCGCACCCCCGCAACCTGAATAGGCGGGTGCGTTGAGTCGAGCATTTCGTTGAACGCGTCGAACGCGTCAGTTCCGTCGAACAGACATCCGTCACGGTCAACCCATCGCGCCCACTGTGGGGCGTCGCCCAGCTCCGAGCGCGTGAACTGCGTACGCCCATCCCACAGGCGCGCCATCTCAGCGCGCGCATCTTCCTTGACCTGTCCACCCGATTCGACGGTTGCCATGGGGAAAGTATTCATGTTGTTTCACTCTCGTTTCATGTCAGGACAAACCACTTTGATTGCCCTCGCTCCCAGGGCGGGACTCGAACTCGCCACTACCTCACCAATCAAGCCTGAGAAACCGGGAGGTCACTCGCCAATCGTCAGGCGAGTCCACGATGGCGCGCAGCTCGCCCGCCGTGACACGATCCATAAGGGAATCTATGATTACGCGGGTCGCTACCATTGGGGAGAGTTCGATCAGCAGCGCCATCATCTCCTGCTCGTCACCCTGCAGCTGTTCTTCCGCAAGGTATTCAGTCGAATACGCCGTACCCTCACGATCAACGAACTGCGCCCACTCAGGCGGGTTCACCGCGTCACGCAGCACGTATTCCTGTTCGTCCCACGACGCTTTCAGCGCCGTCACCTGTTCGGGCGTCATGTACTCGCCCGCCGCCATCGTCTTGCACTTGCTAGTATCCCTCACGGGAGGTACCGCCTTTCACACTCGTTTCAATACGGCCCGCAACCACGATGGTTGTAGGCCCGTTCCCCTGTGCCCGGATCGAACAGACCACTCTCACCCCACCATTGGGGACAGGGAAACCCACGCGCATCACGCGCAAAATCAGTCGGCATTCATCTCCGCTTCTAGCTCCTCAGCCTCTCTAAAAGCCTCCTCCCACACGGCCACCGCATCGGCCACCGCCTTAGCGACCACCTCATCCGGGGTACGCTCAGCCGGGCCACGCACGCCCGCGTAGATCTGTTCAGGCCATTCCTCACGCGGAATGAATCGCTCAACCTCAGGCCAATCCTGCGAGCTATCCGTGGATGCGTATCGGCCCGCAACGCCAGAGCCGCGAACGGCAAGCGTCACCCGAATGCCGTCCTGGTAGTCAACGTACAGCTCAGCAATCACGTCCTCGGCAACCTGCGCCGTAATCTCGGGGACAACATCGCCGTAGTATCCGCACGGCTCCTCCCACTTGTAATCGCTCATTGTTGTTCTCTCCCTTGTGTTTTCAGTTCACTCCCCCGCCGTGAGGGCGCATCGTTCGCGGGGCCGGAATCGAACCGGCCTGATTACTCACCTCTAAGCCCGCGATAACCTGCGTGTCACGCGTCACGCACTAGGATGCCAAGTACCCACCGCCGCTAGTCCGCGTAATACAGGGGAATCAGCACCCCCTGCGCTTCAAGCCGTGCAATATAGATGCTCACCCCCTCACCGAACCCAGCCGGATCAATCGCGCGCGCTGCAGCTCCGAACAGCGCGCCACGCTCCAAACCAGCCGCCGCGCCCGTATAGTCAAGCTCAGCTTCATACTCATCCGCCAAGTCATCACGCGTGCGCAGGAAGCCGTCAGAATCAACCCACCCAAACGACGAACGCACGCCGCTAATGCCAACCTGGCAGTACAGGAAGTAGCCGGGGAACGTCTCATCCTCACGCGCCCACTCAACCAGGGCTTTCAACTCATCCCGATCCATCTCACGCCTCACTCTCGCTAACGAGGCGAACCAGCTCGCCCGCGAACACGCGGGCCTCAAGCCACCAGTCAAGCATCTCGATCATTCCATCATTGCCGAGCTCCTTAATCGTCGCATCAACATGCGCTTCGCCAAACAAGTCGATAGCGTCAAAGACCAACCGCATTAGTAGCCCCTCACGGGACCAAGCCGCGCCGTCCCTATCCACGTACTCAGCCCACGCGGGCGCGCCCACGCTCTCACGAGCCAGCCGAGCACTATTGCCCCACCAATCCCGCAAGGCGTGAAGCTGCCACGTATTCAACCACTCCCACGAGGGCGAGTAGCCGTCGCAAGGGAGCATAATCCGAATCGCCATTACGAAAACCTCATCTCACATTTCCAAGTAGGGCCACCGCCTTGGCAGCCCAGCCCCTTGCCCAGGAATCGAACCCAGAACGCCCACCAGGGCGCGCAACCGACCTCGCCAAGGGTGAGACCTAGCAGCCCTCAATGCGGCGCAAATCGCCACACACTACGCGTTCGCTCTCCCAATCGTTGAACCAACAGCGGAACGTCACGGGCGACAACTCACGCAAAGCCGACCCAGCCGCGAACGGCGAACCGCAAATCACCACATCGCCGTACACGCCGTTCAACTCATCCTCATAGCGGCTGCGCATCTCATCGTCGGAAAACAGCTCGCCACACTCATCCACATAATCAGCCCAATCAGGCACGCCGCCCAACTCAGTGCGCGTAAAAGACTCCCTGTCATCCCACGCACACTGCATGAAGTCCAGATCATCGCCCGTGAGCATAGTTGCGAAAGCCATCGTCCTAGTCCTATCTCTCTGTGTTCTGTGTCAGGACAAGCGCACGCCACGCCTGTCCCCGCTCGCGGGCCGGGAATCGAACCCGGCTAAAACTCGCCACTAAGCCCGCGATAACCAAACGCCGCCTAAGCCGCCGAAACCGAGGCCGGGGGAATAAGCACCGTCGCATACGGGCTACCCTGCTCCCACTCCCAGCCGCTACTACTCATCAATAGCGCGCCCTCGGGAAGCTCATCCCCAAGGTCAGACGCAGCCACAACCGACCAGCCCAGCTCACGCGCCACCCACTCAATCGCCTTGGGAAACACATCGAAAACCATTTCACCAATCGCATCAAGACGAGCATTACCCTGCGCAGAACGCCGCGAATCAGGGTCCCGCTCATCCCAGCCCCAACCGGACGGATCACACTCAGGGCGCCCGCACTCATCCCACATCTCGAAAACGCCGCGCCACGTGTACGTATCCCAACGGGCACGCAACACGCAATCATCCCAGTCATTCGAGCGCGGGACGGTCGCATCATCGTAGAACCATGCGACAATCTCAGGGAGCGACATCCCCACCTGCAGGGACCAGTAAACCGACTGGCACGCGCACTTCAACGCCGCGTCCCAATCCTCAGGAATCCGCATCTCACCCATCACAGAACCTCACTCTCTTTCAGGAGACAACCACCATGGTCGCCAGCTCCCGACCTGGGAATCGAACCCAGCTCACACCCACCACTAGGGCCGGGAAACCAAGGACTAATCAACCCCTACAATCACAAGGGACGGACAGCCAGCATCGTGCGCACCCCGCGCGCCCGGCGACGCATCCCGCGCCACTTATCCCAATCAGGCGTAAACGTTGGGCGAATCGCACGCACAACCCGCGTAATCGCGCGCTTCTCAGACGGCGACAGATCGGACACGGTAACGCTCACCATGCCCCCGCCCATGCCCCATTCGAGCACAATCGTCCTATCCTCACGGATAAGCAGGTAGCCCACGCCCGACGCTAAAACCCGGCTCGCAATCGAACCCCATAAGGGCACGAATCCGCTCAGAAATCGTCATGATACATACCTCTCACATTCTCAATAGGCCCCCACCATGGGGACCATGTGTAGCGCCGCCCACCATTAGGCGCGCCCGTAGGCATCGGAAGAATCGGACTCCCACACGCGCCCCCGCTGCTAACGAGGCAGCGCGCGTCTCACCAAAGATGCCCTAGTCCACTAACGATACGCGCCCCCCGATTAAGTCAGCCGGGACATCAAGGCCAGCCCTAGCGGCGGTGTGACCCAAGCGCCGCCCTGCCCTACAGACAGGGCCGCGACTGATATGGGTGAGGGACCGCGCTAGGTAGAGCGCGCACCAATAGGCGAAAAATAAACCACTGTGTAATTCACAAAAAAGATCAATCGCGCAAAACTACCCGCGCCACGCTCTCACCGCGCCGCCTCGTTTGGCGATGACACAAGCGTACTCCCACCGTTAGCCAGACCGCAAGCCCAACGCCGCATCGCGAGACGTAAAACGACCACATTCCAAGACGCTCGCAGAATACCGCGCCACACCGCGTGCCAGCACAAAGCGCCGGCCATGAACTGTCAAACTATGTTTAGAAGCCATCGCGGGGACAATCAATCAAATGAGCCGCTAATCACATTCGATATAGACTTCCCCTACCCAAACGCACGCAAGCGCACGACTAGCACATGCCGACGTTATTGTCAATTCGATTAGCAAAACGGTGACACAATAGATAAATGGAATTGCACATAGCACGTGCAAGCCAATCACGCAAGCGCGTTTATTGAATAGCAACATAACAATTTAGCAAATTGACTTCAATTACAAAAACAGTTCTTTGCGATAAATAAATAAGCCAATCAACCAAGCGATTAAATACAAGCCAAGCGCGGCGACTAGCAGTCTGAAAACACATTCAGAATTGCGAAAGAATAGGGGGCCATGACCCCCGAAGAATTGCGCGTGAATACCACACGGTCATAGCAAAAAATATCCGCGACGGGTCATAAGCTTTCCATGTCAACCAATCTGCAGCGTCGCACATTGCCTGACAGCTCACGCTAGCATCACCCTCCCCGTGTTCACAAGCCGAGCCGCAGGCCGCGCCTTCCCAACACCCGCCAGGGGACTGTAGGTAATTGGCTCGTTTCTGCAGATTCCGGGGCCTACCTCCCAACCATGCGTGCGTGACATGTGTCTCATTATTGAAAAATGTGCGAATTTCCCGCACCTCGCTCACTGACTATATAGTGAGAGGGTAAAAGCCCTTGGGGGGTAGGGGGGGCAAGTATATATAAATATATATTTTAAGTCTTAAGCTAGTGTTTCAAGTTCTTTATCTCAAGTTCTCTAGTTCACGACATATAGCTTATGGTTTCTATCTCATAGCTTATGGTTTCTATCTTATAGTTTTGTCGTTGCCTTAAGTCTTAAGATGTAATTGGTATTGATTTTGATTCTGTCGTTGCTTAACGTCTTAAGTCTTAAGGCGTAATTGGTTATTGGTTTTGTTGTCGTTGCCTCGGCGTCGAGTATATTAGCGGCTTGGTGGAGCTGGGTCGGACCTCGGTCGGGGCGTGATCGTTGTTGGTTGGTGGTTGTTGTGGCTTGGGCGCGTGATTCTGCTAGGCGGCGTCGGTTGCCGTCTGATTGGGCGTCTAGGCGGCGTGCGGTGTTGGCTCGTGATGGCGGTCGTTGTCAGTGGAAGGTTGATGCGTTGTCGGTGTGTGGTGCTCCGGCTACGGATGTGGATCATATTGTTCCGGGTGATGATGATTCGTTTGGTAATTTGCGGGCTTTGTGTCGTGAGCATCATGCGTTGAAGTCGGCGCGTGAGGGGCATGTGGCGTTGGCTCGTATGAGGCGTGAGGTTGCTGGTCGGTTTAGGCGTTCTGATCCGCATCCTGGTTTGCGTGGGGGTGGTGTTGTTGGCTCGTAGTGGTCCGGTTCCTGCGCGGCGGGATGAGTTGGTGGATCAGCGTCCGTCGAGGACGCAGCATGTGACTGGTGGCGTGTTGATGGGTGTGTCGCCGCGTAAGGCGGATCGTAAGTGGCATCCAACTGCTAAGCGCATGTATGAGGCTATTGAGGTGTCTGGTCAGTCGTTTTGGTTTCAGCAGACTGACTGGGAGATGGCGTTTAGCTTGTGCGAGGATTTGTCGGCGTATAAGCGTCAGCAGGATGAGGCTGTGCGTGCTCGTGCGTTGCGTGCTGGTTGGGATGCTGAGGCTGCGTCGTTGAGGCCGTCTGAGCGTGAGGCGCGTGGGTTTACGCGTGATCGTCCTCCCCTGTTGCGTGATCCGTCGTCGCAGCGTTTGGCGACGATTTACATGGAGTTGGGTAAGTTGGGGATGTCGGAGTCGGAGCGTCGTAGGGCTGGTATTGAGTTGCGGCCTGATGAGTCTGAGGCGGTTCCGGCGTCGGTGAGTGTGATTGATAGTTACCGTAAGCGTTTGAAGTCGTCGTAGTGGTTGTTGTTGTGGAGGTTGTTAGTGGTTGTTGTTTATAGCAAGCCTGGCTGCGGTTTTTGTGTTGCGACTAAGCGGGTGTTGGATAAGGCGGGCGTCTCGTATGAGACGGTGGATGTGAGTGTTGATTCTGAGGCTCACGATATGTTGGTTGAGCGTGGGTTTAGTGCGATGCCGGTTGTGGCCCCTGGCGAGGATGTGGGGTCGTGGTTTGGTGGTTTTCAGCTTGCGCGTTTGCGCGAGGTTATTGCTGCTGAGGCGGCCGCTTAGAGGTTGTTCCCGGTAGCCTATTCAGCCCGCCCCCACAATGGCGTGGGGAGTGGGCTGGAGATTATCTAGTTCCTCGTCGTCCTCCGGGACTGGCGGGGTGTAGTATTGCCCCGTCACTTCCTGTCTCCTGGTGTTGGGGGGCGGGTTCCGTGGCGGGACGTTTTTGGTGGCCCCCGTACGCTGAAACGGCGAGTCGTGGCCCTGGGTCGCGGCGTGGCGCGCGAGCACGACGGCTACACGGCGGGGGCATTTTCTTGGTAGTGGTAGCGGGGTTCGCCTCGCGGCCGCCCCCCTGACGGTTTTCGTTGGGGGGTTCATCTTTGGCCCGTGTGGTGGAATCTGGTAGACACACCACACTCAAAATGTGGCGCTCTTCGGGGCGTGCGGGTTCGAGTCCCGCCACGGGTACTTGTGTGTTGATGGGGTTGGGGGGTGTCCTGGTTTTGGTCGATGTCGATAAGGCTGGGGCACCTCCTGGTGGTCCCTATGATGGTTTGTCTGACGAGGAAATCCTTGAGCGCTTTGCGCCGGTACATTATGGTCCGACGTGGGAGCGTGGTGAGGATGGCCGGTTTGTGTTGCCTGAGCATACGTTGGGTTGGGAGATTGCCCGGTGGTGTTCGGATTATTTGGAGCCGCTTGGTGCTGACCAGGAGGTGTTTGAGTTTACCTTGGAGCAGTTGCGTATCGTGTTGTGGTGGTATGCGGTTGATGATGAGGGTAAGTTCATTTACCGGCGTCGTGGCGTTTTGCAGCGGATTAAGGGGTGGGGTAAGGACCCTTTGCTTGCTGTTCTGTGTTTGGTGGAGGCGTTTGGTCCGTCTCGGTTTGCGGGGTGGGGTTCTGATGGTGAGCCGGTTGGTCGTAGGTGTCCGCAGGCGTTGGTGCAGATTTTCGCGTTGAAGCAGGAGCAGACGTCGAACACTTTTGACATGTTCCATGTGCTTGTTGGTGACAGGTTGCGTGCGAAGTATGGCGTGGATGTGCGTTTGCAGATTGTGCGTGGTTGTAACAACACGGCGCGCATCGAGGTTAAGACGTCATCGTTCCGTTCGACTGAGGGTAATCGTTGTACTTTTGCACTGTTAAACGAGTCCCAACACTGGCTCCCGCAGAATAATGGGCAGCAGTTGAAGAATACGGTTGAGGGTAATACGACGAAGATGAAGTCCCGGTATCTGGCTATTACGAACGCGTATAAGCCTGGTGAGGGTAGCGTGGCTGAGGACGACCGCGAGGCGTACATGAAGTCGCTAGAGGGCCTGACAACGGAGTCGGATATGTTCTATGACTCGTTGGAGGCTCCGGATGATACGCCGTTGGATGAGCGCGTGTTCAAGGTCTTGTATAACGCTGTGCGTGGGGATTCGGTGTGGTGTGATGCTGATGAGGCGTGGCGGTCGGTGTTGAATCCGTCGCGTCCGACGTCGGAGTCTCGTCGCATGTATTTGAATCAGGTGTGGCAGCCGGAAGGCAACTTGTTTTCGTCTGCTGAGTGGAAGCGTATTGAGCGTAAGGCGACGTTGGAGCCTGGTGATCGGATCGTGCTCGGGTTTGATGGTGGTAAGTCTGATGACTCTACGGCGCTGGTCGCTATCCGTGTGTCGGATGGCTTGATGGTGCCGTTGTTGTTGGAGGAGAAGCCGTTGGACCTTGCGGGTGACTGGGAGGTTGACCGTGAGCGCGTGGATTCGATGGTCCACAGGTGTTTCCGTGATTATGACGTTGTTGGGTTTTATGCGGACGTGGCGTTGTGGGAGTCGTACATTCATGAGTGGACTTTGGATTATGGTGAGCGGCTTGTGGCTCGCGCGTCGGACAGGGGTCCGATTGCGTGGGATATGCGTGGTTCTCGTAAGAGAACGGTGAATTTGCATGAGGCGTTTATGGCGGCGATTCTTGATGGGAAGGTGTCGCATGGTGGTTCGCGTGAGTTGGCGGCGTCGTTCCGTCGTCATGTGTTGAATGTGTTGCGTAAGGATACGCCGTATGGTGTGTCGTTTATGAAGGCTGGCCGTGAGTCGAAGAAGAAGATTGACATGTATGCGGCGGCGATGTTGGCGTTTGGTGCGTATCGGGATTATCAGACGGAGATGGCGTCGAGGCCGGTCGCGAAGGCTGGGGGGTCGTTCTTCCGGTTCTAGTTGGGGTGGTGTGTTGTGGCGGCGATTGTTGATGCTGGTGATTCGTTGGAGGCTCTCATTGGTGAGGGTTTGCGGGTGTTGAATCGTGACTGGGAGGATGGCCTGTCGGTTGCTGATGCGTATTTGCGTGGCGATTTTGACGACCCGTATTCGCCGAAGGGCATGTTGCCTGAGCATAGGGCGATGATGAGGCGTGCTCGTCAGAATTGGTGTGAGATTCCGGTTAATGCGGCGGTGCAGGCGTTGGCGGTTGATGGGTTCCGGTCGGGAGATCAGCGTGCGGGTGATGAGCGTTCGTCTGAGACGCCTGAGTGGGACTTGTGGCAGCGCAGCAACTTGGACGCGAAGCAGGCGCAGGTTCACCGTAGTGCGGTGGCGTACGGTCAGGCGTTCACGGTGGTTGAGGTCGGCCAGGACGGTAGGGCGTATGTTCGTGTCCTGTCGGCGTTGCGGACTGTCTGCCTGTTCGAGGATGCCCTGTCGGACGATAATGCGATTCTTGCGTTGTCGGTGATGCGTCGTCCTGGCGCTGGGCCGGATGGTCGCCCTAAGCCTGGCCTGGCGGTCGCGTGGGATCGTCACAACCGTTACGACGTGGTTTTGCCTCATGATGGTGGCGAGCCTCGTGTTGGTCCCAGTGTCCCTCATGGTGGTTCTGGTCATTGTCCGGTGACGCGGTTTGTGTCGCAGATGGATGATGAGGGGCGCGTGCAAGGCGCGGTTCTACCGTTGAAGCAGTGGCAGGACTCGTTTAACCAGATGTTGTTTAATCTGTTGCTTGAGCAGTCGCATGGTGCGCATCGCGTATTGTGGGCGACCGGGTTGGAGCCTGCGGTCGCGGTAGACGCGGACGGCATGCCGGTGGTTGGCCCGGATGGTGGGGTTGTTCGTCAACCGATTGCGGCGGGGCCTGGTGACTTCCTGGTCAACTCGTCACCGGATGGCAAGTTTGGTTCCCTGCCGGTTGGCGACCAGTCTGGTTATATCGCGGCGATGGATGCGTTGATTAAGGACTTTTCGGCTATCTCGCAGACGCCTCCTAACTTCCTGTTGGGCCAGATGGCGAACTTGTCTGCTGACGCGTTGAACGCGGCTGAGAAGTCGTTTCGCCGCAAAGTGGAGTTGTACCGGACTCAGTTTGGTGAGTCGTGGGAGCGGACGTTGCGTGTGGGTATGGTCCTAGAGGGTCGCGCGGAGCGCGACCAGTGGGAGCATAACGAGGTGTTGTGGCGTGACTTGGAGTCGGCTGCTTTGTCTCAGACGGCGGATGCGTTGTCGAAGTTGCGGGAGATTGGGGTTCCGTCTCGTGGTTTGTGGGAGATGGTGCCTGGTGTGTCGCCGGTTCAGTTGGATCGTTGGGATGAGTTGGCGACGTCGGAGCGTTTGGGTTCTGATTTTGGCGCGGCTGTCCGAGGGTTTAGCGCGATGGGCGCACAGGATGCTCTGGATGGCCCTGTGACGCCCGCTGAGGGTGAGCCTGTGTCCTTGGGCGGCGGTGTCCTGTAGTGCCCGCAGATAAGCGCGTAGAGGTCTTGCTGAGGGCGTTCGAGGCGTCGCTTGGCCGATTGAGTTTGGTGACCGTGCGGGACGTGTCTGCTTGGTGGGAGCAGGTGGACAAGGGCGGTGATGTTGCGGCCCGGTTTGGTGAGATGCTGGTTGAGCCGTGGGACAGGGGCGCTGTCCTGGGTGTGGCGTTCTACAGGTTGTTGAGGGCGTTGCAGACGGGGCGTACGGTCCCCTCCCCTATTCGCGGTCACGCGCAGGGCGGCGAGGTGACGCTGGGTGAGCTGGTGCGCGAGTTTAACGAGGCGGCTGGGGTGAAGGCGTTGGCTGCGACGTCGTTGGAGGGCGTGCGCGTCGTGGTGGATAAGCAGCCGACGTCGAACTTGTCTGCGTTGCGTGATGTGGATGTGAAGGCGGCGCAGGCGTTGTTGCGTGCCCGTCTTGAGGCTGGCGAGGTGTCGTCTGGCGTTGTGGCTGGCGTGGGGCAGCAGGCGGCGGCTGGCGGCGTCCGGTCGGTGGTGCGTGATATGGGTGATCGTGACCCGGCTAGGCAGGCGTGGATCAGGGTGTCCGGGACGGGCACGCCGTGCGCGTTCTGTGCGATGTTGCTGTCTCGTGGCGCGGTGTATTCGGGTAAGCATGAGGCGTTGCGGCGTGACATGTCGCATGCGAATGGGACGCACGGGTATCACCCGAATTGTCATTGTTACGCCCTGCCCCTGTTTGCGGGGTCAAGCATTGAGGGGTCGCGTTTCGCGGTGAATCGTGAGATGCAGAATCTTTGGTACAACGATTTCGGCGGTAAGGGCTTGAAGGGCAAGTCCGGCTGGCGAAGTTACTACTACCGCAAGTTCAAGCGGTAGGCGTGTTGGTGGAAGCCCTGGCGGCTTCAAGTGGTTCCCGCGTTTCGTCCTGGTGGCGTGCGTGGGCTTTGTTTTCTGGGAGTGTGTTTGTGATGGCGGACGAGAAGAATGTGGCTGACGAGGCTGAGGCGGTTGAGGGTGGCGCGCCGGGCGCGCGCGGCGCGGATGCGCAGGTTGAGTCGGAGAAGCAGGCGCAGGTGGAAGGCAATGCGGGTGAGGGCAAGGATGGCTCTCCTTGCAAGGTTGATGACCTGCCTGAGTGGGCACAACGTGAACTGAAGGGGGCGCGTGACGAGGCGGCGAGGTATCGCACGCAGTTGCGTGAGGTTCAGGAGTCGGTGAAGGGTCTCAAGACGGTTGAGGAGTTTGAGGCCGCACTGTCGGCGGCTGATGAGAAAACTCGTCAGGTTGAGGCGGAGCTTGGTCGTGTTCGCGTGCGTCAGCAGGTGCGCGATGAGTTCCCAAACCTGCCCGGCAAGGCGTTCGAGTTCGTCAAGGATGGCACGGTTGAGGAGATGCGTGCGGCGTGCGAGGAGTTGGCGTCCCTGGTGGGCGCGACTGGCGGCGCGGCGGGTCTGCCTCGCAAGGGCGGGGGTTTGGCTCCCGCTGAGGAGACGGAAGGCGAGTTTGACGCGCGCGAGTTTGTTCGCAGTCGCGTGCCTCGTATTTGACGTTTCCGGGTTTGGTTTCTTGAGTTTGTAGAGGAGAAGATATGGTGGCTGTTGTTCATGCCCCGGTGAAGCCGGAAAAGCTCGCGGCGACGGCGGTTGCGCTGACTGAGCGTGAGCTGGTTGTTCCGACGCTGTTCGCAAAGAAGGGCATCGAGGACTTTAAGGGTGCCAAGGATGACACCCTTAACGTGAAGGTTCCGGGTATTCTGCCCGCTCATGATTATGAGTGGCGTAATAACCGTGCGCAGGAACTGATTCTTGATCCGTACAAGGAGCGCAAGATTGCGGTCCGTTTCGGCGGTAACGCGTATTCTGCGACGTCGCTGACGGATGAAGAATGGGAGTTCGACTTTAACGGCTGGGGCACGTCGATTCTTCCGGCTCAGGCTCACGCGGTTGCCCGCAAGCTTGAGTACGGTGCCGTGAAGGCCCTTAAGACGGGCAAGTACACGGTGGAGATTGGCGCGAAGGAGAATAATGTCCTTAAGGATATTATTGAGGCGCGTCGTGCTCTGAACTTGCTGGGTGCGTCGAAGGTGTCGCGCACGCTGATTGTGGGTTCTGACTGGGATACGCTGCTGCAGTCGGCGGACTTTGTGAAGGCCGCGTCGGTTGGCGACAAGCTCGCGGAGACGGCGTTCGCTGACGCTGTCCTGGGTAAGGTCAAGGGCTTCAACATCGTTGTGTCTGAGGACTTGCCCGCTGACGAGGCTTACGCCCTTGCGGGCGATGCGTTTATCTTCCTTAACGCCGCGCCGCATGTTCCTGAGTCGGTGAAGGGTGCGACCAGCATTTCTGATTCGGGCATTGCGATGCGTTGGCTGCGCGACTATGACGCGATGCATACGCAGGAGCGTTCGATTGTCAACACCTGGTATGGCTTCCAGCAGGTCTTTGACCCGATTGTGTACTGGGATGAGGCTGCTGGTGTGGAGAAGATTTCGGACGACCAGTACACGCTGCGCGCTGTGAAGCTCAAGCTGGGTGGCACGGACAAGTACTTTGCTGAGGGCACTGACAAGACGGTTGTGGGCAAGGCGCTTGGCTTGGACAAGCGTTCTAAGCACACGACTGCAGCCGTTTCTGCTTGAAGGGTTGATCCGGTGGTTCCGGCCTCGGGGGCGAGTGGTCCGCCGCCGCCCCCCTGAGATGGAGCAACTGGATCGCCTGTGATCGTGGGGTGGCGTCCCCGTGGGTTGGCTTGCATCCCGTTAATGTGCGCGAGGTGTCAACCCGTGGGGGCACGCCCCTCGTTTGCGTGAAGGGGGTGTTTGCGTGAGTGAAGCTGAGGAAGTTGCCCCGCCCGTGTCGGAAGCTGAGACTGCCCGACGTAGGGAGATGCTGATTAGCGTTGCCGAGTTGGAGGCGCGCCTCAAGTACGCGTTGTCGCCGGACGAGAAGGACACGGCGGCGGCGGTGATTTGGGACGCGTCAAACCTGGCCCGTTTGCATGGCAGGCCGTCGTGGATGGCGGACGCCGTTCCCCCGGTCGTTAAGACGATTGTCCGCAATGCGTGTGTGCGGTACATGGACTTGTCTGAGTCCGTTGTCCAGTCGAGGGCCGGTGACGAGACTGAGGCGTACACGGATTTGGCGTTGCGCACGGGCACGGTGTTCTACACGCCGGATGAGGTGCGGACGTTGCGCCAGGCGGCGGGCTTGGACTCGACCCTGAGTGTGGTTCACACGTTCGTCCATTCCCCTACCGCCCCGCCGTCGAGGAATTTTGATCGTGGTTGGCATCGTTGCGACTGGTGGTTGCCGGGTGCCCGCTACAAGTGGAGCGAGGGGGGCCTGTAGTGGCTGTCGGTAGACACAGGGGGTTGACTGGGGTCGTGTACGGGCGTAAGCGTGCGCGGGACGCCAGGGGGAACCTGGTGACTGTTCCTGACTTGGAGCGCCCGTACAAGTGCCGCATGTCGATGAAGCAGGTGCGGTCGAATCGTGGGGCGGCGAAGGGTCAGTTGACGAACGAGGTTGCGTTGATCCTGGTGGAGCCTCGCACGGTTGACGGCGAGTTGTTGACGGATGTGGGCGCGTGGACGTTGATCGAGTTCGATGGGAAGCAGTGGGATGCTGCTGCGCCCCCGGCGTTGAAGCGGGGCACGCGGCGTACGACTCATTGGGAGTTTGAGTGCAGGCCGCGTCCGCCGTCGAACTTGGCTGGGATTGGTGGTGGTGCCGGTGGCGACCATGCTCGTGAGTAAGGAACGGTTGAATAAGATCGTGTCGCATATGCCGCAGGTTCGGCGTGAGGTGCGGGGGCAGACGAGCAAGCGGGCGGCTGTGGCGAAGGCTAAGCTCGCGGCCCACCGCTACCAGGGGCACGCGAAGATCGAGTCCTACGTGGCCTGGGTTGACGGCTACATCGTCCTGTCCGACGAGGACGGGTACGGTGCGGCTGCAGCTATCGAGTACGGGCGTAGCGGCGAAACGCGGTACAAGCCGATTGTTGACGATTCGGGGAAGATTGTCGGCCAGAGGGTCATTCACATTGGCCCCGCGAGGGGCGTGGGGGCGTTGGCTGCAGCTGCAGCTGGTGGCCGTGTTTGACCCGTCGAAGTTGGTTCCCGGTAGGCATGTGACGGTTGAGACGTTCCTGCCCGGCTGGCTGGAAGCGGACCTGCCTGATGGGGTGACGTGCAGGTCTCGCATCGAGGAGGGTAACTCTCTCCCGTATGTGATGGTTGTGGAGGTGCAGCCCACGACGGGAGGCCAGTTCATCCGGTCGGACGATGCTGTGGACGTGTTGGAGTTTGAGGTCCACACGTTCGCGTCCGGGCTGGACGCTGAGGATGTTGCATGGCGTATTAGCTGGTCAATTATCAAGTTGTTGCGCGAGTATGCGACGCGGGGCAGGCGGGTTCCTGGCCGGGAGTCTTTCGTGAAGGCTTTCGAGTTGATGGAGCGTCCGCGTCGTCGTGAGGACTGGGCGGATTCTACTGGCCCGGTCCAGTATCAGGATTTGCCGGTGGGCGTGGAGCGTTTCGTGTTTCAGGCCCGACTGGTGGTATTGCACCGTTGATGGTGCAGGGAGTGTGAGGTTGTTATGGCGATGGATGATAACAAGACGCTGATTGTGGCGACTGCGCAGATTTACACTGCGCCGGTTGACACGAAGGCCCCAACGGTTGCGGCCTATAAGACGAACAAGACGACGGCTTTGACGGGCTGGACGAATATCGGTCACACGTCGGCGGAGAATCCGTTTAAGGCGGCTCGTTCTGGTGGTGACGTCACGACGAAGGGTTCGTTGCAGAAGAAGAAGCTGCGCACGTCGATTGGTGACGTGTCGTATTCGATTGAGATTGCGCTTGAGCAGTTCGATGCGGCGTCGATCAAGCGATACCTGGGTGCTAACGCTGCGACGGTGGATGGCATCACGTATGCGAAGTCCAAGCCGACCGCTGAGCATTGCGCTCTGCTGATCGTCGTGGAGGACGAGGGCAACGTCTGCTTTATCCATGCGGGTAAGGCTGACCTGGTTGCCAACGGCGATTTCGACGTGAATAGCGTGGAGGACTTGGCGTCTTTGCCGATCAAGTTCGAGGTGCTTGAGGACAAGAACGGTAACACGCTCGGCATTGGCGAGGTCATGTCGCTGGCTGGCTGATCGAGGCTTTGGGGGTGGCCCGCGTAGGGCGGGTGCCAGGGTGGCTACACGGGTCGCCCCCCTTTTTCTTTCCTGGCATACCACTGTGGCACTTTTGGAGGTTTGTAATGACTGCTGTCGATTTTGAGCACCTTGACCTTGATGCTCTGCGCGCTGAAGCGAATAACAAGTACAAGAACTTGACGGTTCGCGGCGTTGTGTTCCGTGGCCTGATGCGAGTGAGCAAGGATGAGCGTGAGCGCTTCAATGAGCTGACGGTTGCTCGCCGGGCGGGCGAGGAGCAGGCGGATGTGACGGAGTTCTACCGTGACATTCTGATGCTGGTCGCGGAGGATAAGGCTGCGGCTGAGGCTCTGCTTGATGAGATTGGTGAGGATGCGGCTGTGCTGGACACGCTGGTTACGCTCTACTTTGAGCGCACGCAGGTGGGGGAAGCCTAGCCGTCGCGGGCTTGCTGGATAAGGCGGGGACGGGGATTTACGTTGACTTTCGACTTCACTATGGGATTGATCTGGTGGATGCGATTGAGAGAGGTTCCCCGTCCCCGCGTTTTTTGCTTGCTCTGGTGCGCGGGTTGCCGGATGGTTGTTGGACGCAGGCGATTCTGGCGGAGATGCCTGAGTTGCGCGGGTGGACGCGGGAGATGTCCCTGATGGCGGACGTGTTCGACAACATTTCGGTGAATACGGTGGCGACTGGTTTTGGGAAGTCGCGGCGTCCGTATTTGTGGCCGGGCCGTCCTGGGGTGAAGCAGACGTTTGCGGCGGAGAAGTGCACCGTGAAGGGCGTGAGGCAGATGTTCGTGGACCTCGTTTCTGGGTGACCGGGGCGGTCTGCCTCGCCCCCTCGCGGGTTGTTGTTGAGGGGGGTTATGGGCGCTGAGGCCGGTAATGTTGTTGCGCGTCTCGCGGTGAAGGTCACGCCGGATACGAAGGATTTCTGGGGTGACTTGTCGCGGCGTTTGGACGCGATTGAGAAGCGTTTGCAGCCGCTTGAGGTTGGCGTCGAGTTGGACGAGAACGCGTTGCGTGAGCGCGTTCGTGTGATGTCTGAGCGGGCGCAGGCTGCAGTGAAGGACGTCCAGATGGGCGTCCATTTTGATGAGCGCGAGTTCGCGAAGATCGGCGCGATGGCTGATCGTCTGGATGACGCGATGGAGCGTCAGTCTGGCGCACTGTCGAAGGTGTACGACGGTGACATGGATACGATCAGGCGGCACTGGTCGGCGTCGTTGGAGGCGATGAAGCGGGACGCGGCTAAGCGGTTGAAGTTTAAGGGCCCTCATTCGGATGAGGATTCGTATTGGCGTGGGCATACGGAGTCGGCGTTCCGTATGTGGTATGGGCGTCGCGGTGAGGAGATGCGCAGGGCGTTCCGCGAGTTGGGTCCTGTCGAGTTTGAGTTGCGGCCTGACTCTCAGTGGCAGGAGCGTGTGCGTGGCGTGCTGGACGGGTTTTTCTCGAAGGCGTACGTCGGCAAGGTCAAGTGGCGTGTTGACGAGGACTTGAATGACGTGGGCGCGTTGCGTCGGTTGCGGTCTCGTATGGAGCGCGAGTTCGCTCAGGGTTGGAAGTATGTGGTTGACCCTGATGTCGATGTGAAGTCTGGGCGCGTGGATGCGGCGTTGAACAAGTTGCGTCATGAGATGCGTGAACGGGCTTTCGGTAAGCATGAGGCTTTCCACTTGGAGATTAAGCCGCACATGAGTGACCATGAGCTGCGCGAAGTGGGCCGTAAGCTCAAGCACTTCAAGCGCAAGTGGGATGACACTGAGTTGGAGTTCAAGCTCGGACTAGATCACTCGTCCCGCTACGTGGCGGCGGCCAGGTTGGCGATGCTGGCTCGTGACCGTTGGGTGAAGTTGCGCCCGGTGATCGACCACAAGGCGATGGTTGTCGCTAGGGAGACGCTTGCGGCGATGTCGGGTTGGCGTTTGGCGTCGGACTTGACGCATAACGTGTGGGACTTGGTGAAGAATCTGGACAAGATGGTGCCGTTGATCGGCGCGGTTGGTGCCGGGTTCGCGGTGGCTGGTTCTGGCGTGACGCAGTTGCTTAAGCACACGTTCACGTTGGGCGGCGCGGTTGGTCACGTGTTGCAGGCTGCGGCCTTGTTGGGTCCGACTCTGGCGATTTCTGCTGGGTTTATCGGCTATACGGCGGTGCAGGCGGCGAAGGTTGCGACGGAGATTGTGCCGGGGCTGGAGACTGCGTTCCACAAGATGAATGACGCGGCTCAGCATGGGTTCTGGGATGCGGTGTCGGACGATCAGATCGCGAAGATCACGGACTCGTTCTTCCCTGAGATGGCGTCCGGTTTCGGTCGTCTGTCGAAGGCTATGGGTGGTCATTTCGGTAAGCTGGTGGATTCGTTTGACCGCGTGCTCAAGCCGCACATCGCGGAGATGTTTGACCATTCGGCGGCTGGGATCGACAAGCTGGGTGAGCACACGGATTCGTTGATGACGATCCTTGGCGTGCTGGGCAAGCATGGCTCCAAGACGATGGAGCGGTTCTTGGGGTTCCTGGGTGACGCGACGGATAAGTACGCGGATTGGCTGGTCAAGGCTGAGGAGTCGGGCCGGTTGCAGGAGATTATCGACCGTGGCATTGACACGTTGAAGGATTTCGGTCGCGCTGTCGGTAGCGCGGGTGGCATCTTGCACGGGTTCTTTAAGGCTGCGGAGGAGCAGGGCGGCGCGTCGATGAAGCGTTTCGCTGACGGGCTTGAGGCCGTGAACAAGGTCGTGAACGGGAGCCGGTTCCAGACCGGCTTGAAGCGCGTGTTCTGGGGTATGAGCCGGGCGTGGGAGCAGTTCAAGGATGAGACGCGGGGCGTGTGGGGCGAGTTCGCATCCTCGTGGTCGCATCTGGCCGCTGAGGCTGGCGAGGCGATGGGTCGCGTGGGCGGAAAGTTCACGAAGGCCCTACTGACGTCGTTCAGTGGTAAGGAGTTCAACAGGGGGTTCCATAACCTGTTCGACGGGTTGGCGGATGGCTTGTCGCGTATTGCGGGCGTGTGGCCGAAGGTGTCGCGCGGCTTGGGTTCGCTGATGTCGTTCATGGGGTCGCTTGGTCGTGGCTTGTCGCCTGTGGTTGGCGCGGCTATGGAGGCGTTGGCTCACGCTGCAGAGCGTTTGGGTCCAGCACTGTCGAGGGCTGTGGAGCATGGAGGCCCGGCGTTGGGCAGGTCTATCGAGTCGTGGGGGAAGGTTGCGACGCCGGTCGCTGAGGCGTTGTCTAAGCTGCTGGACGCCCTGGTTCGTATTCCTGGTGCTGTCGAGGCTGTGGCGACTGGGTTCCTGGCTTTCCGTGGTATCTCGTCTGCGGCGTCCCTGGTGAAGGCCCTGTCTGGGGCCTTGTCTGGGCTGCGGGCTGATTCGTTGGCGGCGAAGGAAGCGTTGGTGAAGTTTGCGGCTGCTCGCGTGGGCGCGTCTGCGCTTGAGGGCGGTGCGGCTGCTGGCGAGGCGGCGGCTGGGTCTGCTGCGGCGGTTGACCCACCTGCTCACTCACCTTGTTAGCC